GCGAATCTGGCCCCAATGCCCGGCCAATGGAGCTTGAATGGGCCGTATCACTAGAGGAGCAATGCCGCCAAGTTGGCATAGCATTCTTTATGAAACAGCTAGGCGGCAAATCAGATAAGCGCGAGAATTACGATTTATTCCCGGATGAATTGAAGGTAAGGAAATTCCCTGTATGACACAAATGATCGCCAGATTTCAAAAGTGCCGATGGGGATTTATCAGGCGCAGGCTGGACAAACTAAAACCGGGAAAGCTAACTCGATTCGACTTGCCTCACTGGAACACTGTCACGACTACGATATATCGTATCGAGATTGCGTACGGTGACCGGGAATATAGCCGTGCCAGAACTCAGCATAAGATTATCGTGAGGAGGATTAAGTGAATATGACAGAGATTGCTGTTTTATTTGCCAAGGTTGATTCGATTTATAAAAGCATCCCAGGTTGTGACGTTTTTGATATCGAAAGGGATGCATTGAATTACCAGGGCCCCTATCCAATAATTGCCCATCCGCCATGCCGGGGATGGGGGAATTTGAGGAAAATGTCCAATCATACCGACGCTGAAAAGGCGCTTGGGCCCTGGGCCATCAAACAGGTTCAAAAATACGGCGGGGTTCTGGAACATCCAAGGGGCAGTACGCTATGGGAACACGCCAGGTTGCCTTTACCAAAAGAAGGCCAGGACCAATACGGCGGATTTACAATTTCTATCGACCAGTATTGGTTTGGGCATCGCGCACAAAAGGCGACCTGGCTCTATATTTGCGGCTGCAGCCCATCCGATGTTCCCCAAATGCCCATAAAACTAGGCCCGCCATCCCATGTTGTTACAAACCGCCACGGATTACGCGCCGGAATGCCTGGCTATCGAAAAGAAATTACAAAGCCCGAGAGGTCAGCGACACCCTTAGTTTTCGCTGAATGGCTAATTGATTTAGTTAAAGTTATTAATACCAACCCGACACCATCCAACCCATGAGCATCCTAGCCATCGATTTCGCCAAGCAAACGGGCCATGCGCGCCTTAATGATGATCAAACGATATCTAGCGGCTCCAAATCATTCGCGCCACGCCAGGGCGAAACGGTACGGGCCTTATTCGGCAAATGGGATACCTGGCTTGAGCTCGAAATAGCCCAAAATAAGACAACTTTCATCAGCTATGAGCTTGTAAAATTCGAGATGGGCCGGGCCTGGACGCAAATTTATCATGGGATGGTCGGCATTACGATGGCGGCGGCTTATAGGCATGGCATCGAAATAAGGGGCTATCCGGTGGCCGATATCAAGATTGCGGCAACGGGCAAGGGTAACGCTAAAAAGCCCGCTATGGTAGCCGCAGCCGCCCAAATGTGGCCTGAACAGAATATTATCGATGATAACCAAGCGGACGCTCTATGGATTCTTTACATATGCATGCGGGATTTGGGAATTTTTACGAAAAAGAACCAATCCGAGCTATTTTGAGGTTGATCCAGCACCCCCCTTTACCACTCTCCGACTTATGCAAATACCGTTAATGTTAATAATCCGAAACAACCCCCATAGGAACAACGTGGCTCTGGCTGCGTGTATCCAGGTATTTGCATGCTGGGGGTTGTTTCGGGATATTGCATTAAACAATGGGTAAAAAAGCCGCAGTTAAATTCCCGGCATTTCAAATGTATCCATCTGAATGGCTGGCTTGCCCGCTAATCATGCGGATGAAGCCAGCCCAGGAAGGCGCATACATTAGATTGATTAATATCGATTGGGTAGAGGATGGCTTGCTTGATGATATTGACGTTATCGCCAGGCTTTCCCGCATATCAAAAAAGCAGGTTGAATTCATTATGACTAAGTGGATTCCGCACCCACGCAAACCGGGATTTCTAACGCACCCCCGGTGCGAAAAAGAGCGCAAAAAACAGCGCGCGTTTCGCCGTAAAAAATCTAAGAGCGGCAAAGCAGGGGCAAAAAAGAGATGGGGACCTTCTGATAATCAAGGGGTTAAGCCCGATCAAAGGAGCGATGGCGATGCTATGAATTCGCTATTGGCAAACGATGGCTCTTTAATTTCTATTTCTATTTCTATTACTATTTTTAATATATATATGCACCGCATTGGCGCAATGAAAGGTAGGGGGGTTAAGGAGGAATGGGATAAGAAAGAAATTAAGGCCCTGGCGGCATTAGGGGAAATCCCCGAAGCCGATCTTGATATCCTGGCCAGGTATTACGGGATGAAGATATTGGGCCGGGACTACCGCCGAAAAACATTGCTTACATTGCTGAAAAACTGGAAGGGAGAGCTCGACCAGGCCAGGGGGTTTAGATATCCGCCAAGCCAAAAGCAGGTTGATTTAACCGAGCCGCCATTGTGGACTGCCGCATGGGGCGGAAAGCTGGGCCATAATAACTTTGAGTCCGAATGGGATAATTTATTAAGAGATCAGAAAATCGAAATAATCGAATACATCAATAACCTCAAAAAATAATACAATGAAAGAAAACCCACTGAAACAGATACCAGCCGATCAGCTTCAAACCGAAATATCCGCAATGGATGACACTAATGCATTCCTGGATATGCTCGTTGATTCATGCAAAGAAATATGCCAGCTAAAAACTAGGCTGGGTCTCGGCGTTAAGGAAGAGGTTCAATGCGTCGTGTTGATTTCCCTTACTTGTGAAAGGGGCAGCCCGTATAGGAATTTGAATAATCGAAAATTAAAGGCATTTAATTCATCTGATAGGATAGATTACGATGGGCTAAGGTCAGCGATCGGCGTTGATATGATGGCATTCGCGCATTCGCTAATTGGAACCAATAACTAAAAATAATCATGGATACTTATCAAGCAATATACGACGCAGTAAGAAGCAGAATCTCGGGCTTTAATGCCTGTGACTTAATCGACAGCATAACTAGGCAATTTGATATCTCTCATCAAATGAGTATTATACAGCAAGAGTTTTGCTGTACTGCCTACGAAATGCAAAGGCCATCAGTTCTATTCAAGCCAGAAATCGGGCAAGACGGGAATCAGTGGTTCGCTTTATATGGCGATAATATTCAATCCGGTATAGCTGGATTCGGCGATACGGTCGGAAAGGCAATGTTAGACTTTGATAAGAACTGGAACAGTTTCAAAGCAATAGGATTAATCAAGGCCCCGTCATGAGCTACCCACGAGGATATATATCAACCGCAAGGCGAACCGACCCAGGGCTAGAGCAAACGTCCTGGCCCAATGATCCACAAGACGAAACGCCCGAAATGTATCTGAATCATTGCGATACTTGCGATGAAACAAAGGAGGAGGATTTCGAGGATAAGTGCGAGAAATGCCAGCGCGAAGAAGATCGAATCGAATGGGAAGAAGATCGCGATCACCCTGACACTGAATTCGCCGACATGCTCGATGACTGGCGGGGCTTCTGGAACTGGGAAGCGCGGGAATGGCAACCGTGGAAGTTTAATAAAATGCAAATGGCGTGTTAGGCGCTTAATTTCTCAGTAACAAAAACAAAACACAAGGAAATCAAATGGAACCACACCAGCAAAGAGTAGTAGACGAAAAGAATGAGCTAGACGAAAGACTGGCTAAATTAAACGAGTTCGGGAAAGGTGAAATATTCCCGACTCTCCCTGAAGCAGAGCAGGCGCGACTCAAAAAGCAGTCAGGCTTAATGGATGAGCTGTCGGTTGTTCTGGCAGAAAGAATCGCGGCGTTTTAATGTAAGCAGCCAGTCCGACCCTTGCTCTTAACCGCGAACCTGAATAAACCAATCAACTGAAAGAAATTATGATTAAATTAAAAGCACAGGTATGGGACGTAGTGAAAACATGTCTTGTTGAAACTGAAGTTCAGGTCAAAGAATCTGACTTGCTAGCGGCTGGTTATGCGGCGATTGAAAAAACTGAAGGAGGCCAAACCTATAAGGAGCTATTCGAGCACATGCTTGACGTGGCAAAGAGCGCTGGGTTTGATAGCCTGGCTGAAGCTATCGTGAAAGCATCCCCGCAATGGAAGCCGATTGAGTCAGCGCCCAAGGATGGGACTCATATTATGCTATACCGGCCACGCATACAGTTCGTAGGGTTTTACGGCCTCCCTATTTCTAAATGGTGCATTAACTCAAAATCCCTTCCCCTTATGCGCCCAGAGCCGACCCACTGGCAACCTCTGCCCGAACCACCAAAGCAATGAATATGCCCAAATCAAAATCAATCTGGCAATGGCTTAAATATATAGCCTTTTGCGTTAAGGATGAATTCAAGGGAAACGACAGGCTGAAAAAGCTAAAGGAGATTGGCGAAAAGCTGGAGTTTTCAAATAAGCAAAGTGCGTTTTGGCGGGCTGAATGCAATAAAGCGTACGCAGAATTCTTTGCGGCAGATGCAAAAGGCGATATGGCCGCGATGCGATTGGCTCAGGAACGCCATGCGCTTGCGGTTGAAAGGATGCGCGGCTCGGTAAATGAATTCCGGGAGATATGCGAAAAGGAGGAAAACGGGAAGTCATGAAGGGCGCAGCAAAAGCAGAAATCCTCCGACGCAATCAAATGATGGCCGGATGGGCCTGGATCATCGTAATCATCTGCACAACGATCGCATGCTTTGTTTGGAATGTAATTGCCGGATGCATATGCCTGGCGTTTTGGGCGCTCGTGTTTATCTATGGGTTGCGGCTGTGTAATAAATTAACTGAAAAGGAGCTTTGATTATGGAATTAAATAATATGCAGAAAAATGTATTGAGGCTGACAAAGGAGTTCGGCGGGTATATCGAGCGCAGCGATGACGGATGGTGGCATTTGAAGGGCGTAAGGAATAAACGATGGAACGACAAGATGATCGAATTTCTTGTAATGTGGCATTATATGGAGTATTTCGGCTGGGCAGAATGCGGCGGAAAGTCGCCAATCATAGCGAGGATAATTGAAACATGAGCGAGGCATTGTATGATTTCTATAAGTCTGAAAAGGCCAGGCAGCGCCATCGAGAATTATGCGATATAACGGACGAGGTCTTTTGTCTTCCCAAGTTCAAGGGTATAGCTTATGACGAATGCATAAATCACGGTAAAACCCCCATCCTCCCCGATGATGATCTTGAGCTTATCGGAACGGGGAAGCATTCGGATATAAATATATTTAAATAAAATGCATGAAACAACCCCAGCGCGCCGACCTGAAACTTTTCCTATTGACCCCAGGAGAAAGCCGCTATCTATAAGGGCTGTCCAGAAACTACAAAGCGACCTGCTGAAAACATACGGGATACGAAACCAAAACTTTCTAAGTGGCAAAAAAAACAAAAAAAGTTGATCCCAATACGCTTTTTTGGTGGACGGAATCATCCGTAAAAGGAACGCTTGTATATGAGCTGATGGTTCCATGCAATCCGCAGCCAGTATGCTCGGTTTGGACTAGATGGATTGGAAATTGCACGATTGAAATACTGAATTCATACACGATCGAGCCATTCCGTAGGCAAGGATACCGCACCCATTTACACAATGAATTAATAAAGTTTCAGCCAAAAGCTAAATGGATAATGACCGCCAGGGCCGGAAGCAAAGAGGCCAAGGCATGGCTTAAGAAAATGGGGTTCTGGCAAGATGAAATCACTAATGATTACATGCTCGAAATTAACCGAAAGAAAAAACGATGAAACTAAACACAATCGAAATCGATAAACTAAACCCCGCCGAATACAATCCGCGCCATCTATCCGAAGCATCCGAAAAGGCCATAATGGCAAGCTTATCCAAGTTTGGATTTGTCGACCCGGTAATTGTGAACATGGGCCAGGGCCGGGAATACGTAATTGTTGGCGGGCATCAACGCTGTAAGGTCTGGAAAAAGATGGGCCATAAGGAGGTTCCCTATGTAACAGTTGAATTATCGCTTGCGGATGAAAGGGAGTTGAATATCAGGCTGAATCAAAATACCGGAGAATGGGATTGGGATGCTTTAAAGGCTGAATTTGAAATACCGGATTTGATAGATTGGGGATTCGATGGCGAAACGTTTGGCGTGTTCGATGTATCAGGCATTTCAACGCAACCCTTGAATGGCGGGGACAAGGATCCGTATCAGCAATTTACTTTCACGGTGCACAACGATCAAGTCGAAGCCGTTAAGGCAGCATTATCAAAAGCCAAGCATGCCGGAGCATCAAAAGACCAGGTCAATCAAAACAGCAACGGCAACGCCCTGGCATTCATCTGCAAAGCGTATAATGGGAAAAGCTAAGGATATCAGGATTGAACCGATCGCGGCCCAGGATGCGCGCCGCATCATCAAGTCAATCCACTATAGCGGCAAAGTCGTTAATAACAGCAAGATCCATTTCGGGGTATTCCTGAACGGTAAATGTGGCGGCGCGCTAAGTTTCGGCTCAAGCATGGATAAGCGGAAAACGATCGGGCTCGTCGCCGGGACTAAATGGAATGAATTTATTGAATTGAATCGAATGGCCTTTGCCGACTGGCTGCCCCGGAATAGTGAAAGTCGCGCGATCGCTTACACCATGCGCTATTTCCGAAAGCATTATCCTTTCATGCGCTGGGTTCTAAGCTATGCCGACGGAACAAAATGCGGGGATGGCACAATTTACCGGGCAAGCGGATTCACGCTTACCAACATCGGACGCAATACAACGATGATCGAATTACCCTGGGGGGAACGTGTCGCAAGCCTATGCCTTTCAGATACGCGGCGACCCATGCGGCTGAAAATTGCCGAGCGCCTGGGTATCCGGGTCGGCGGGGAATCATCCATAAAGCCATTCCTGGATGCTGGCTGCAAGATGGCCCCAGGCTTTCAATTGCGATACATATACTTTCTTGATCCAACATATAAATCCAAGCTTACAGTGCCAGCGTTGCCATATTCGGCTATTGCTGAGGCTGGGGCATCGATGTATAAGGGGGAATCAACCTAATGCGCTCGAAGCATAGTTGCGATGCATTCGCCATTCCAGGCGGGGGAGGGCGGCTTAAAACCGACCCGGGCGCTCCATTTTACCCATCAAACCAATAAGTTGACGTAACCTGAAAACGGCGTATTTTGCATACCATGGCGGAAGAGGATACAGAACAAAACAGAACGAAAATCGCAAAAGCTTCTATGCTCCAAGCGTTGCGGCAAAGCCTTGGTATCGTGACACCTGCGCTTGAAAAGGCTGATATTGGGCGCACAACTTATTACCAGTGGCTCCAAGATGATAAAGAATTTTCTGATGCCGTCAATGTGATGGGCGAAATCTCCTTAGATCATACTGAATCAAAGCTGCTAAAATGCATCAACGATAACAAAGAAAAATCAATACACTTTCACTTGGAACGTAAGGGCAAGGCGCGCGGATACGGCGCAAAGATGGAGGTCGATACCACGATAAAGCCAGGCACTGGCCGGGTTATTATACTGCCCCATAATGGCCGGGATGATAAAAGCATGACCGCGGAGCCTGTAAAATCGGTTGAATACGACTGGGGAAGAAGGGAAACGGGATAATGGGGCCGCCGGGAGGAATACGGTTAATCTTGCCCTTAAGGAATTATGCCTTGGATACGGAATACTATGCGCGAGAAGCCCCAGCCAAGAATAGTCAAAAGGTGAAAAATCATTATAGGGGATTAAATTCTGAAATCGATAAGCGCCATCAAAGGTTAAATAGGCGGTTAAGTGGAAAATGAGTACCGCCCTAGCAATAAGGCCCCAGCCGAAGCAAATTGAATTCCTAAGCAGCCCGGCTGATTTCTGCATATACGGCGGGGCTGCAGGTAGCGGCAAAAGCTATGCGCTATTGCTGGAAGGCACTCGGCATATCGATGTACCCACTTTTACCCCTGTTATATTGCGCCGTACGATGGCCGATATCAGGAAGCAAGGCGGCATATGGGATGAATCGGAAAACATTTACCCCCATTTATACGCAAAGCCGACCCCATCCGCGCTTAAGTGGACATTCCCTGGCGGGATGAAATTGAAATTCAGCCATATCGAGCATGAAAAGGATTTAGATAGCTGGCGCTCGGCATCCCTGGGCATGATCGGATTCGAGGAAATCACTCAGTTTACCGAAAAACAGATTTGGTATATGTTCTCCCGTAATCGCTCCGCAAGCGGCATCAGGCCGTACATCAGGGGAACCACTAACCCCGACCCGGATCATATGGTGCGGCGCTTAATCGATTGGTGGATTGATGATCATGGCGACCCTATTCCGGAGCGCTCGGGCATATTGCGCTATTTCACCAAAGACGGCGATAATGTGATTTGGGGCGAAAGGCCCGAGGATGTGATGGAAAAGGTCAAGGACCTAAAATGGAATGAGGTCAAATCGTTTACATTCATCCCGGCCAAGATTACAGATAACCCAGCATTGCTTAACGTAGATCCGGGCTATATAGGCAATCTGAAGGCCCTGGGGACGGTTGAACGCGGCCAGTTGCTTGACGGCAATTGGGATATCCGCCCGGCTGCTGGGCTGTATTTCAAGCGCAAATGGCTGGATGGCAAGATGGTGGACATTGGCGATTTGCCAGAGGATATGAAGATTTGCCGGGGCTGGGACTTTGCCGCAACCGAGGAAAGCGAAAACAAGCGCGCCGACCGTACAGCGAAATTCCTCCTGGGGGTTAGCGGGAAAGGCAGAAACCGTCAATATTGGGTAATGCATGCTGATGCATACCGGGCATCCCCATTCAAGGTTGAACAAGATTTACTCAAAACCGCGCAAAACGATGGGACGCATGTGCACATACGGATTCCCCAGGATCCGGGCCAGGCTGGCAAATCCCAGGCGCGCGGAATGATATCGCTCCTGGCCGGATACAAGATACGCAAGAAACCGCCAACGGGGAAGAAAACAACCCGCTTTAGTCCATTCTCGGCCCAAATGGAGGCTGGCAATGTTCACTTTGTTCGGGGCCATTGGAATGAAATGGTGTTTAAGGAATTCGAGCAATTCAGTGGCAGCCCGAAGGATGTTGACGATATAGTCGATGCCGCGTCCGATGCATTTGACTTGCTCTCGCCGCTTCGGGAGTTTACAGCCTATTGAATGATTTTGTGTTTACATTGCTTTAAGCGGCCATGAAATGAAATTAACCCGTAGAGTCAGCAACGCCACCCGTCTATTCAAAGAGGTTATGACGGGCAACGAGCCCATGGTGGCCATCAGCCGCAACGGCTATGCCAACTTGGTAGAGAAAGCCCTATCGATAGGCAGCGCGGCGGATGTTGATGTTTTACTTGCCACGCTAGCCAGGGGATTCATGACCCCCGGATACATCCGCCTGGCCGAGCAAGGGTATATTCGGAATCACGTTGTTTCACATATCATTTCCGATATCGCATGCAAATGCTCGATGGTGCGGATGTTTTCAGAGGATCCACAAACGGAAGCCCTGTTACAAACCCCGGCCATGAATATGCGGCAATCTGAATGGGTAAAGCAAATGCTCATAAACAAATTGATCGATGGGAGCGCATACGCAGAAATGGTTCCGATCATGGGCTTCATTAAGTTTCTGAATATATTGCGGCCCGATCGGGTAGCGCCAGAGATAGGGGTGCGCGGCGGCCTTACGGATCAATTGCTCGGATATCGAATAACCCAGGGCAGTCAAAGATTTATCAGGCTAAACATATTTGGGCAAAGCGAATCCATAACGGATATGATGCATTCGAAGTATTATCATCCAACGCGCGACCATCATGGATTATCAAAGATGATTGCCGTTTGGGATTCGATCGAGCAAAACAACGAGATTTCAAAAATCCATCGCGATACATTAGGAAACGATGGCGCGCCTAAAGGCTTTATTGCCCTGGATAAATCAACTGATTCAGACGAGCCGGATCCCGACCCGGATCAAATGAAGGATATACGCGACCAGGTAAACGAAAAGCTTGGGCCTAATAACCGGGGCAAGTGGGCTGTATTGCCACGCGCATTTAAATTTGTGCGCATGGCCCTTACTGGCAAGGAAATGGATTGGACGAAAACCAAGGAATCAACCGCACGAGAAATTGCGATGGGTTATAATTATCCGGCTACATTGCTCGGGTTTGCCGAAGGATCAACTTTTAATAATGTTTCCGAGGCGCTGCGTGAATTGTGGACTGGCAATATCATTCCCGAGGTGCGAACCCTTGCTGATGATATCGAGGCGAATATAAAACGGCACACAGGCAAAGAGGTTAAGATTGAATTAGAGGTCGAGAATATATTGGCCATCGTTGAAATCATCAGGGAACAACGAAAGGCTACTCGCGAAGATGTACTTGCTTCTATGATTACCCAGGAGGAAGGGCGCGAAGAAGGGAGACGGACAGCGAAACCGGAAAAAGACGGAACATTCCTTTTCCCGAATACGCATATACCTGTTAAGCAAATATCAGATAAAACCGAGCCAGGAGAAATTTAACGGATGGGCGATAGGCGTAAAGTAAGCGCGATCGTTACAATCCGGGAAGCGCGCAATCTTGAATTGCAAAAGGAGGTTGTTAGATATTACCAAATGCTTGCGCGCGAAATCGCAAAGCAGTTTCTTGACTTCGGCATCGATGGCGTAAATTCAGCGATCACGAACCAGGAAACGAAACTGGTCAATGCGCTTATCAGGGTAAACGGTGGCACAGTTGATGCGATCGGTAACAAGCAATTGAATATCATAGAGCGCCGTGTGCTGAAACAATTCAATTTCGATTTCTCTAATCAGATGCAATTCTTTCTTGCGGCGCGCGCATTAAAAACGGCATCGCTTGTATCTGGTACGGATCGCGCCCAGGCATCCTCAATCATTATATCAGGGTTTTCGGATGGGTTAACCAATGTCGAAATAGCTAAATCGCTATCAGCGCAATTTACATCGATCGCAACCGCATACCGGGCCGCCAGGATAGCGAGGACCGAAACCGCCATTGTCGCCGCCGAATCCCAAAACGTTGCCGCCAAGGAATCCGGGGTTGAATTAGTCAAGCAATGGCTGGCCATCGATGATGATCGAACCCGCGTGAATCACAAAAGCGCATCGGTCGACGAGCAAATCAGGGAATTAGACGGAACTTTTCAAGTCGGCTTCGATGTTATGAAAGGCCCGCATGACCCCAGCGCATCCGCCGGAAATGTTGTAAACTGTCGATGCGTATTGAATTACATACCCAAATCCATTTTGTGATTACAGAAAAAGCGTGACAGATGCGCCTTTTTGCTTCAAATTCCCGGCCCTATGGATTGGCCGACCAAAAGGTTTGTTACTAAACTTGATAATTTCGACGAGAA